GGTTCGCATTACGCAATCGCTCTTGAGTCCGCACGTAGAGCGTCAGAATCGCGTCGTCGGTGATCGGCCGTCCCGCACCGCTGAGCGCGTCCTCGATCTTCGTCCGCTCTGCCGCCGGCACGTCGGCGATCGTCAAATCGATAATGCGTTTGTTCTGATCGAAGACCGATTGACCGCTCCCCGGCCACAGACCCCACCAGGATCCCGGGACCGTCACGTCCTGTTGGAGGAGGTCGTCCACGATCTTCTGCAGCACATCATTCGGCGTCTGCTTTTTGCCGTTCTCCCGCTGCCACGCGAGCGCGGCCTCGCCCGCCATCTGCCGGAGTCTCGCAATCGCCTTCGATTCCGGCGTGCCTTCTTTCGGTGACGGGTCGATGTTGAATTCCCGCAGCGCGTTGTTGATGACCTGATCCGACGTGCGGTAGTCATCCACGATGACTTGCGCTTCCTTGCGACGATTCTCTTGCATCATGTTTTGCAGCATCGCGAGTTGCTGAAAATCAGAGTTGCTCAACTTGGACAAGGAGAGGAAAAGATCGCGCCGCATGAAGGCGTCCGGATCCCATGTCGCCTGTTGCGTGATCCGGTAAAAGTGTTCCTGCTCCGTCGGTCGATCGTTGGTGAAGAGCTGTTGCGCATATCGATCAAGCTCCGCCCGATGGGGGCCGTCGAGTTGCGCCCACAGATCCGGCGCGACCTGATCGACGAGTTGATGAACCTGGACCATGTCGCGCGGGATTCCCCTGTCGATGGCATTCATCGCGGCTTGCATGCCGTCATCGATCGCTTGCTTCGCCGCGGCGGCGCGATCGCGCTCCTCCATTTGTTCATCCTGTTTCTGAACGGACCATCTCGAGCTGAGACGTTGCTCGACACGTTCGCGCAGTTTCGGATCCTTGATTTTCTTCGCTTCGTCCAGGAGTTGGGACAACGTCGCGCCGGCGTGGACTTGCCAGAGCGTATCCGCCTGGCGTTGGGACTGGCCGCGGAGGGATCCTTCCTCGAGAGCCTTTTCGACTTGGGCGATCTCCTGACCACGGATTTCATCCTTCGCGTGCTCGAAATACACTTCCGCTTGGATGTCCTGGCCGAGCGCCAGGAAGCGATCCACCACGCCGACGTGAACCCCGCTCACGGCGTCGTCGATCGCTTCCTTGGTTTGCTCCGGGCCCCAGCCGTTGCGGGCGCCATAGAGGCCGACCTGTCGGCGAATGTTGCCGATCGCCAAGCCGACGCGATGCGGATCGTCGACGTTCGAGACCGCAATCGAGGTTTCATTCGCGAGATAGGTTTTCGTTTCGTTGCCATCAATGAGACGGCTTTGCTGCGCCACGTGGGAGTCGACGCGCGCGAGCATCGACGACCGCCTGGCCTGGATGACGGGACTAAAACGGGCCCGTTGCCGTTCGTTGAGTCCAGAGGCGATGTCACCGGCGGTTTTGTCGTAGTCCTCGCCGAGCTTATCCGGTAGGCCATACACGCCTTCCCCTTGGACATTCAGGGCCCCGTGTTCCGGGTGATAGATGCGATCGAGCTCCCAATCCGAAAGCTTCCGCTCCGCCTGCGTAATCCGGACAAGATCCTGGCGCGCGATCTCTTGCGCCTGGAGGCCCGTCCCGATCCGTGCGACCGCTTCCCCAAATTCGGCGCCATAGCTTTCTGCAGGCGGCGCGACTCGAGGGGGAGGCGTCTGTAACTGACCGATCGGTAGGTGATCCTGTTGCGGCGTCGGCGCGGCCCCGATTCCGATTTGTCGTTGATAGCGGACGACGGGCATTAACTTCCTTCCTCGAATGCTTCGTGAACGATCAAAAAATAAGGCGCACCAAACAGATCGCGGCCGTCGATCCGCTCGCCGATGCGGATCGACGGCGCGCAGGAACACAAACCATCAAAGTCGTGAACTTCTTCGGTGGGCGCGACGTGCACTTCGCGATCGACCGCATGCTCCAATAGATAAACGCCCCACATTTCACTTAACCCCATATTTGTTAAGCATGTAGAGGTTTGCCGCGCCGGTCGCAATCGTTGACGCGGCGCCCCAATTTGCAGCCGCAGACTGCATATTCCCGCCGGCGAGGTAGTTCGAGGCCTGCGCCCGGGCGACGTCGCGCACGTTATCGGCCTGGAGTTTTCCGAGTTTCCGTGTGGCGTCCGCCCGCCGGCGGAGGCCTTTCGCCTGCACTTGGTAGCCCCAGGCTTCGCGCGCGGCATTGACCTGGATCGCGATCGCGTCGAGTTCCCCTTGTCGCGCCGTGTCCTCCTGGACGTCGACGGCGGATCCGCTCGAGACGTCGAGCCCCTGGCCGGCATAGCTTGCGCGCTGGGATCCGATCAGCCCTTTGATTTGTACCCGGAACCGCTTTTCCGTTTCCTGGCCCCGGGTGACCGCGTCTGTCGCCTGGCCCTCGTAGACGCCGGCGTTGAATTCGTCGATACCGGCGTTGATATTCGAACCCTCGAGGATGAGCTTCGCGTTTTTCGATCCGAATTCGATCGCCGTCCGGGCGTTCGCTCGAGCTGTCGCTTTCGCGGCCGAGCCGGCGCGCAGCCTGGCGAACGCGTCGATGCCCAAACCGATTCCCGTCAAAATTGCCGGCAGTGCCATCTATGCCACCCGTTTCCAGAACCGCACGACGATGTACGGTTGCAAGTTGTTGTGAGGATCCCCGCCGCCGGTGTCTTCCGTATCCGCCGTCACGGTACCGCCGACCGTTCCCGTCGTTTCTTCCGCGTCGCCGGCGGCCGGCGCGGTGTACTCGTGGTGATGGGCGGGCATTTCTGCAACGGTTAAGGTGTGTTGTTTGGCCCCACCCTCTTGCTCGATCGTGTCGAAATCCGCGTCGCCGGCGTCGAGTCCAACCAGGCAGCGGCCGGCGGCGAACGCTTCCCACTCCCCGAACCCGAGCTGAATCGACGGATCCGTTTCCGCGACGGTGATAAACACCGAGCCGATCGGCCAGGCCTTCGAGAAATCGGGGCCTGACAACCGGACCTTGCGATCGGTGAAATGCCGGCGGCCTTGTCGTTCCCGGACGGTGGCCATCAGTTACCCACCTCACCAAAGGGCAGGACTCCGAGGATCGAGAGCGGCAGCGGGGCGGTTTGCCGGATGAAGACTCGCCCTGGTTTCTCCCAGGTGGCGTTGACGTCGAGCTCGAGGATCTCCGTTCGCAGGACTCCCGACGCCGGCGTGAACACATCGAGGCCGAGCGCCTGGCCGGCGATCGGATGGAATTCATGAAGATGCTTGGCGTCCGGGCCCGCCATGATGCCGCGCGATCGCTTTACCAAGACGGAGACGGATTTCACTAACTTTTGCCTGTCGCGCAGGCCTGGATCCGGAGCGACGTCCAGGTCGAGGGTTTCGAAATCCGCGGTGATTGGCAGACCGACATGGATCACGTCGTACACATCATCGAGCGCGATCGCGCCGGCCGAGACGGTCGCGGCAAGCACAACGCCGTTCGCCAGAACGACGACGTCCTCGCCCTCAAGATGCGAGAGACCAGAGACTTCGTCGACGGCGCGCGACCAATTGGTTGTCGCGACCCCTTGCAGGGTTTCGTCGACGTCGTCGATCGGGTTTCCTTTGACGACCGTGTCGGAAATGTATTGCGTGACGCGGATCCGCGCGACGGCGCCGCCCTGAACCCATACCGTGATGCCGTTCCCGACGTCTCCGGCGGAAAACGTGGCGCCGCTCGCCGTGACGGTAATCAAATCCGCTTCAGTCCAGCCGCCGGCCGTCGAGAGCGTGACCGTGGTCGCGCCGGCGTTCGCGCCGTTGTAGCTCAGGAAGGAATCGAGCAGCGTCGCATCGAGACGATAGTCTTCAATGTTGCGGGAAGACATGCGTTCGATGTATCGCTTCGTCGATCCGTTGATCGTGCGGTTGACGACGAGATAGAGCACGTGCTCCACTTTCCCGCGCGTCGCGGATCCGGGAGGCGGAGGCGTGGTTTCGGGTATCACCGCAATGTCTTCAATCGCGCCGTTCACCGTGTCGTGACGATGCCAGCCGAAGGCTTCGAGTTCCGGGAGATACGTGAGGCCGAGCAGGACGCCGTCGTCGCGCAGCGCCCACACGATTGAATCCGGTACCGCCGCAAACGCGAGCCGCTCGATCGACCGGCCTTTCGTGAGATGCGAGGCGATCCGCATCAGATCGCGTCCGGTAAATCCTTCCGCTTCGGCGTTCCATCGCATGTCGCGCAGCGTGTTTCCGCCAAACTGGACATAGATGAGGGAATCGTGCACGACCACGGGAGGCGTCGCGTAAGAGCCGAAACTCGATCGTTGCTTCGGATAGATCGCGGCCGGCGTCAAGACGCCGGCGTCGTCGCCTTGAGGAAACCAGATTCCGCCGTCGGTGAGCATGGCGAGCCGGCCGTCGGCTTCGATCAAATGTTCGACCTGTTGGACCTGGTTCCCAGCCAGGCGGAACGTGATCGCGTCATCATCCTGGATGGGCGACGACGTCGTGAAATTCGAATAGTGGCCCGTCCTCGAGGCGAATACCGTTTCCGGATCCGTGGTCGCGCCAGCGACGAATTGCCGTTGCTGGCAATGCGTACCCGTGCGTGGAGCCCCGACCAGACTGTAGGGATTTCTCGAGAGGGGCGGGGTTTGCGATTCGTCAGGCTCGAGGCCGGGATCGTCAAACGTCGTGGTTTTGGCGACGCCGATCAAACCGAACGCGCCCCCGGGAGTGATCTCCCGATAGACGTTGTACTCGATGGCATTGGCGGCCGCGCCCCAATAGACGTCAGACACCGAAGCCCAGGTGAGTTGATTCGGATTCTCTTTGGTTGGCTGTCCGCCCGTGCAGTCAAACGTTGTCGTCGGCAGAGACTCTTCATAGGTTTTGTCGGCGACGGCCGTCACCTGGTAGTTCCAATCCGTTGTGCCGGCCACGCCTTCGGTAGCACTCGGAGAGGTCGGCGCCTGAATGCGGGGGGCGAAGGACTTGGTCGATAACACCCAGCGCAGGACAGGTGACGCCGACCGCGAGAGCGATTTCGGAGCAACGGACGGGTGATAGAGATCGATCACATCCCCGGATTGATCGAACCGGATCACCGCCACTTGGGCGGCCGTGTAGCTGTGCGGGACCTCGAGAATGTTCGAGCTCAGCGCGTACCAATACGTGCCGTTCGGCGGCTGTTGGTTGATGTGCCCGAGGATGCAGTAATAGTTGACGCCCAGGCGGGAAACGACGTCGCCGGCGACATATGTTTCGGCGTTCGACCACGGCGAGACGACGCTATCCACGGTGACGATCGCGTTTTCGCGGAGGAAGCGGAAATAGCTTTCTCCCATTTCGACGAGGTAAGAGTCCGACGCGCCGAAAATAAAGGGAATGAGCCGCGTGCGCTTGGTGGAATCCTTCACTTCCCTGGTGAATTGCGTCCCCGCGCGGTTATCCGCTCCACCGCTTTTCGTGATCAGGAAATTGCGACAGGTCGCGAGCGCCGGCTCCGTGGAACCCGCCCCCAGCTCCGGCGCGATCTCGCCGGCCTGGAATCGTCGGAGATGTGAAAGGTTCGGCATCCGTGCCTTTGCTTAATTAAGTCGTATTTACGGCTTACTTATGCGCCTCAGCGCCCGCGGATCCATTCCGCGTCCGGCGCGTCGTCCGCCTGGCCTTCGTTCAAGGCCTGGCACTGCGCCCGCTGTTTTTCGTAGTCGTACATTTGCATCGCTGCCGCGGCTTCCTTCGGTTTCTTCAGTCCCGGTCCGACCAGCCCGGCGATCCGCCAAGCCATCATCGAGAGGAAGATCGGATCGAATTCCGACGGATCTGTGATCGCCTTTGTGTACTCCACTTCCGGTTCCTCCAGGTCGGCAAACACCGTCCGCGCCGGCGTGCCTTCGGTGATGAGGATCTCGCCGTCTTCGGTCGTGAGGGATTCCCCGTCTTCGGTCGTGAGCGTGGTCGCGGAGGCATCCCGGCCGATGCGGAACGGAACGCGCGTGGTGTCGGTCCGGCCGCCCGGTCCGACAATGCGGCGCACCATCAGCGCGTCGGCAGGGAACGCGTGGGCGAACGTCCAGTGACCGTTGACCGGTTCCGTAGAACTGCCGGCGAGGAGTTCGAGCGTCGCGTATTCGGTCGCAAACGGCCATTCGAAATCCCGCAACACGAAATCCCGCTCCTCTGCAAAATCGACTCGCGGCCAGAGAGCTTCTAAGGAGTACTCGGAATCGGCGACGAGGACGTTTTTCGTGATCCCGAGACGCGTCAACGCCAGGTGGAAGATTTTCCGGCCGACCGGATGCGAGGATCCCGACGCGATCGCGCGCTCACCCTCGAGCATGGCGCGATTGATCGCCGCGGCCTTTTCGGCCTGGTACCGCTCCATTGCGACGTCCGCCATTTTGTCGATTTTCGAAAGACCAGGCGCGAGCGTGGCGCCGATCCGCCAGGCCATCAGGCTAATGAAGTGGGCGTCGAATTGATCCGGATCCGTGACCTTGCGCGTGTATTCGGCGACCGCGGCCGTTTCGTTCGTGTAGACGATTTGACCGGAATCGTCGCTCCCGATCGCAAATTCGGGCGGATCCGCCTCGCCGCGGCCGGCCGCCGTAACGATCCTTCGAACGAAGAGACAATCGGCGGGATAGCGATAGCTGTAGGCCCAATCCGAATTGGGTGCGCTTTGCATCAAAACGAGAGCGGCATACTTTCGGGCCCAGGGCCAGGGGCAATCCCGCAACACAAAATCCCGCTCGATCGCGAAATTAATCCGCGGCCAAAGCGCCTCGAGGGACAGCTCGATATCGGCGCTCACTGTGGATTTCGAGACGCCGATCCGCGTCAACGCGAGCTGCAGCAGCTCGCGGATCCGGGCATGGTCCGCGCCGGCCGGCAAGGTGTGCTGCGCTTCGGCGGCCGCCTTCGTGATCGCTTGCGCCCGTTCGGCCGCGTAGGCCTGCAGGCAGGTTGTCGCCAGCTCCGGCGATCGCGCCCGCGACAAGGCAAGCTCCGAAGCCAAGCGCCAGGCGAA